TCTTCTAGATGTCAAATCTAGTTACGATGCCACTACTTTCCCTTTTTTCGATACCAAGCTAGTAAATAAATCGTATTTTTACCAAATGCACGGATATATGTGGCTAACAGGTAAAGAAGAGTCGTTACTTTGCTACTGCTTAATAGATACTCCATTGCAAATAGTAGAAGACGAAATAAGACGAGAACATTGGAAAGCAAGTTTAATTGAAGAAAGTTTAGATTTAAGAGCCTTTGTACAAGCAAAGCATACATTTGGACATATACCAAAAGAAAAACGCTTAAAAGTCTTTAAAATAGCAAAAGACGAGAAGGTAATCGAAGAGATTAAAACACGAATAGAGCAATGCCGGGAATATTACAATGAATTATTAACCAATTTAAAATAAAAAGATGAAAGTAAAAGGTAGAATCCACTTTGTTGGAGCAATGAGAAAGGTAAGCGACAAGTTTAAAAGCAAAGATGTCGTAATATTAACAGATGAAAAGTATCCGCAGTATATAACCGTACAATTTACGCAGGAAAAAACGGAACTAATAAGCCAAAACAACATAGGCGAACAGGTAGAGGTAAGTATTAATCTAAGAGGTAGGGAATGGAAGTCACCAACAGGAGAGATAAAGTATTTTAACACTATTGAGGGGTGGCAAATAAATGAAGTTCAAAATGAATCTAATTTAAAAGAGCAGCCGTTAGAATGTTCTGACGATTTACCATTTTGATAAAGTTTATGAAAGCAACTATAGAGTATAACTTACCGGATGACCAATTCGAATACGAATGTGCCTTAAAATCAATGAAAATGTGGCACTCACTAATTGAAGTAAAGGCAGAGCTTCGAACTATTTGGAAATATGAAGAACTAAAAGAAAACCAATTTGAAATGATTGAACGAATAAGAGAAAAGTTCTTTGAAATCTTAGCGGATAACGAAATAAACCTAGATTTATGTTAATAGATGACCATAGCTTGAGAGATTACCTACTTGAGGCACTCAAAACACGAACACGAAACCAAATAGTCAAAGAGATACAGGGAAGGGGTGAAAAGTTCCATCAGTATAATATAGACAGGTTTCTACAAGGCAAAGATGTGAGCTTAGAGACAGCAAAGAAGCTAGACAAATACATTTATAGAATTAAAATATACGATTGTAATTTATTTTAGTACATTTGACGTATGAATTTACTCGCTCTTGTTCCTTTAGCTTGGTGGTTTGTTAATTTCGAGCCATTACAAGCAACTTTTGATTACTTTTTTAAGTATAAACCTACTAGCACATTAGCCATCCATATACACTCAGCTTTAGGCTGTATTAAATGTGTGGCTTTTTGGTTAACATTACTTTGCACCTTTGATTTTATACTTGCTTGTCAAGCCTCACTTATTGCTTATATACTAAACGAATGTTTACACAAGCTGAAATAGATTTAATCGCAGAAATAGAAGAGTTATCTGATACTATTAGGTATTCCAAGCATTCCTGCGTTAAGTTATTTAGGATAAGAACAAAATACGAAGGGATACAGCCTAGAGAATGTTTCTGTGCGTCAGTAAGACGAAGGATTTGGTATAAAGATTTTATGGTATGGTATGAAAGAAGCCTTAGACAATTACATTAGTCGGGCTTATCCCGAAGTAAGAGCTTACACGGCTTATTTTCTATCTAAGATGGGACTATATTTAGACGCTGATACTGTAATCAACAACTCTTACCTGCACGTTCTTACAATCAACGATAATACAAGTGACGAGGACAAGGTAAAAGCTTACCTGTTAAACACAATTAAGTACCAAATACTTTGGTCTACCTCCAAGAGCCATAAAGACGATAGAATAACATCCATTGAAGACAACTCACCGGATAGAATAGATGGCGATGAGCTAAACGATAAGATAAAAGAAGACAGGAACTACTCTTTCCAAAAGGCACTACTTGAAATCTACAGATTGAGCCTAAAAGATAACGTACAAAGAATAGTCTTCGAAGCTTACATTGACAAAGGGTATATTACGTCAAGGTCATTAGCTACTTATTTCGGAATTACGCACACATCTGCGTATTATCTAATCAAAGACTTAAAACAAAATTTAAACGAATTACAATATAGGTATGAAAGCGAGTCAATTTATTAGTATCTTGTCATTACTTATAGCTCTTAGCTGTGGAATGGCTCTTTTCACGCTTGATTATGTATGGGCTTCAAGAGCTGCAGGGTTATGGATAGCATTTTATTACACTTTTTTAATTTTAAATCAATATGAAGACAAAGAATGAATACCTAGGTAAGTATATCACTACCTACAGCAACAATTTCGAGACCTCGTTTACAGTAACAGAGGAAACAGCTAAAGACCATAAGTACTACACCTCGATTGGATTGGGGTATCTATTTGAGGAGACAGCACCAAAGGTAAAATACACAGGAGTCGAAAACAACAAAAAGACGAAAGAAGATGAAACCCAAATTCATTGAAACACCTGAGAAGTTAATGCAAATCTTTGAGGAGTACAAAGCATATTGTGCAGCTAACCCGAGGACTAAATGGGTACTATCACAGAAGACAGCAGAGATGGTAGCAGAGCCTTTACGGATTCCTTTAACAAACGAGGGGTTTGAGATATTCTGCTATAATAACTACTCAGACGTTCACCATTATATGGATAATACAGATGGTAGATATTCTGCGTATAGGACTGTCTGTTCGCACATAAAGAAGGAAATTCGCAACGACCAAATTACAGGCGGAATGGTAGGACAATTTAATCCATCCATCACCCAACGATTGAACGCACTCAAAGAACATACAGATGTGACGAGCGACAACGAAAAGATATCTGCTATCACCGTAACAATTGTGAAGCCTACTGAGTAAATGAATATTAAAAGCACCGTCATCTTCGAGAAGAACTTTGAGGCTATCTCGGGAGACAAACGCTTTATCATAAACGAAGGAGGCTCAAGGTCATCAAAGACCTACTCGCTTTGTCAGCTTATGATTATCTATTGCTTACAAAACAATAACAAGGTAGTGAGCGTAATACGAAAGACATTCCCGGCATTGAGAGCTACAGTACTCCGTGACTTTATAGAGATACTAAAAGACATTGGCATATACAAACAGGAGGCACACAACAAGAGCGAACATATATACACCTTTGCCAATGGGTCAATGATTGAGTTCTTTTCTGTAGATAATGAGCAGAAGATAAGGGGGCGTAAACGTGATATCGCTTGGCTCAATGAAGCCAATGAGTTATTCTTTGATGACTACACCCAAATAAATATGCGTACAGAAGATAAGCTAATCTTTGACTACAATCCATCTGACTCTGTCTCGTGGCTCTACGAGCTACCAAAAGACGAAAGCACATTAATCAAATCAACGTACAGGGACAATCCATTCTTACCGGAAAGCATTAAGCTACAGATAGAAGACCTTAAGCGTACAGACGAAGCCTTATACCAAATCTATGCCCTAGGTGAGAAAGCAACAAGCAAGAGCAACATATACAGCAATTGGTTATTCGTAGCACATAGACCTGCTAGGTTCGTCAAGTATGTATACGGAATTGATTTCGGGTATAACCATCCAACTGCTCTTATGCGAGTTTACTATTGTGACAATGATATCTACATTGAGCCTGTCATTTACGAAAGCTATCTCACTACCACAATGCTAATCGAAAAGCTAGGCAGTCTAGGCATAGAGCAAACCGTTACTATCTTAGCAGATTACTCTAGACCCGAAATAATACAGGAGATGAATATAGCCGGGTACGATGTGCAAAACGCTAACAAGGTAGTGAAGAAAGGGATAGACAACTTAAAGACCTTTGGTGTTATATGCCAAGACGACAAAGCCATTAAGCGAGAGTATGAAAACTATAAGTGGAAGAAGATAGGGGACTTTATAACAGATGAGCCTGTCAAGTTATTTGACGATGCAATGGATGCCATCCGCTATGCCACTACTCACATAAGGCAAGAGTACTATACCGATGACTCGTACTATGCATTCTGACACGCTCCATAAGATTCAAGTAGTTCAAGCTTACATACACCATAAGACAGGGCAGAATGTTAGGATAGTGTTTGATAGACCCGACAAAGTACAGCAACACTTAGCTCTATTAGACCACGCATATATGGTAGCTATGAATGCCTTTAAAAACACGAATACGAAATAAACTAATATAGGTAAAGACATTTAAATGGCACTAGTAGCACAAGCAACCCCACAAGTAATCGTTCCGGCATATAACCCTGTTAAGTACATCTACAGTTCAAGCAATGTAGCCCTGCAAGGTTTCAAGTATATCTATGACATCTATCAAAGTGGTACAGCTAACAAGATAGCAGAGTACCGAGTAATGCCTACATATGGTACAGGCTTTGGCGAAATAGACCTAAGCAAGTTACTACAAGCAAAGGTAAGTTATGATTTGAACGTAACAAACACATCGGTATATAACGCACCTAACAGCCATTATAAATATGACGTAAAGGTAGGCGAGGAATATCTTACTACCACTCTTTATACATTTGCATTAACCCAATATCTAACAGCTCCCTATTCAGGTAGGGTACAGATAAACGTAGCTAACACTTTTCTAGTAGGTGACCAAATCAATATCACACAGGGGGTAGGTGGTTCTGCGAATCCAAATCTTGAAGGACTCTTTACAGTCTTAGTAGCTAACCCATTGTATATAGTAGTTAATAGTTTATTCTCTTTGGTAGGTAACCCCAATGTAGATGGAGCTATCACTTACGCAGATGGTCGTAAGACAGTCACCCGTAATATGGCTTTAGTGTTGAACAGGTATGTCTTTAACGGAGCTATAAGATGGAGCGAATGGCCAAGCTATAACTACCAAGACTATATGCTTAACAGTTTCTTTGATAGATTCCTTACTACGCTTCCGCCTAATAACTTTTATGCTACATTGTCACAAGATATATGGCTTAATGCTATAGCTAACGGCTCACCTACTCCGCCTGACACTTTGTATTTTGATACTAGCGATGGCGATAGCTTCGAGAAGAATGTAACAGCAGCAGACCACGTTAGTGGAATAAGTGCCGGGCCTAATAACTATGGTTTGTTATCTGTTGTTTCGGGGTCATTGCCAATGATTAAACCAACAACGGAATGGTATAACGTAACCTATCTTAGGAATGGTGTACAGTCTTCTAGAAGATACTATTTTTATTTAGATAGGAGAATAAGGACAACAGAGTACTCTATCTTATTCCTTGATAGGATGGGGTCTTGGGGTAGCTTTGCATTTAGTCTTAACAGCTACGAGAAAGGTAACGTAACACGAGAGCAATTTAATCAAGATGTAAAAGGTTTTATCAATGGCTCAAACCATTGGGACTATGCCTTAACTGATAGAGGAATGACAAACACCTATGTAAGCACGGAAACAACTATAGACCTAGCTACCAACTTTATGAATTTAGATACGGCCAACTATTTTACTGAGCTTATCTCGTCACCTGTTACCTTTGTAAAGCAAAGCGACTACTCTCTAGATTGTGAGCTACCGGAAAGCACTCCTTACATAAGCTGTAATATCTTGACAAGTGACTACCAAGTATACAACCAAAGGAATAAGAATCTAATCAAGCAAAACATTACAATTAAGTTAGCTAACAATAATATAGTCAATGGTTAAGATACAACTCAGTACAGGTTTTCTAGATGTCAAAGAAGGTACTGCCTTCCCTCTTAACTTTCAAGTAGGGGACATACGAGATATTAGCCAACGTAAGGGAAACTTTTCTAAGACCATTACCTTAACCGGTAGCAAGAATAACAACAACTTGCTTAACCATTACTACGATGTCAATATCATTGAGGGTACGTTTAACATAAACGCCATTACTACTTGTGCTGTAATTCAAGATGGCATTCCTGTAATGGAAGACTGCTCTATGCAACTAACGGCTGTAGTTAAAGCACAACTCACAGATGGTTACGAGGAACACGTTACATATGAGGTATTAATTAAAGATAGTAAAGCGGATTTCTTTACAGCCATCACTAACAAAGAATTAACAGATATTGATTTTAGTGATTATAACCATACCTATGATGCTTTCAATGTGGTTAATAGATTTGACAATACGGTAGTAGATGGGTTTAAATATTTTCTCCCGGCCTCCGATGACTCTATCTATAGCACACAAGAATTTAAACCTGCTATATTTGCTAAGAGTTACTTTGATAGAATCTTTCAAGACGCAGGGTTTACCTATAATTGGCCATCTATTGGTTATGATAGATTTGAGCAATTATTTATTCCATACAATGGTGGCGTTGATAACTTTGATTATGCAGATTATTTAGTCAAAGCACAAAAGACAGCATCTACTACAATAAACGGAACTAACAATCAAGCCGGTAGAACAAGCATAGCGACAGGTAGTACTAAGATAAATATTACCAATTGGACTGAATTAGAAGATTTACAAAACATCTTTACACCTCTTACCGGTTTATACTCTGCACCTTTTACGATTAGTAGTACTAACGCTCAGCAGTACGATTATAGTATTACTATGAGCTACCAACTCAATTTAGTTAATACTTCCGGCGGTGTATTGTACGCAAGAATACAAGGCTCAAATATACCTGCTCCTTGTTTTTATAAACCAATACTTAGCGTAAGTAGTGGGGTTAATCCATTGGTTTCCTCATTGCTATATAATAACCCTAATCCTGTTGCGAATTCAACTATTAATAATGCAGTACCTTCACCTTTTACTATAGGAATAGGTTCGACTAATATACTTACGGAAACCATAACGACTACTATACCTTATAGTTATCCCTTAGTAAATTCGGGTACACTATCTAGTTTAGGTTTGTCAGTATTGCAAGAAGATTTATACACGCCAACTGTTACCTCACTTAGGAGATGGGCCACAGGTAGTGCTGCCGGGCCTAATGCACCTGTAGGTACTGTAGTAATACAAGCTGTGATTACTAACATTCAACTAAGCATTGTACCATCTGCAACAGTAGTAGCTATAGGTGGCACGATAGAGGTAAACGATTACGTTCCAAAGAAGATAAAACAAAGCGATTTTATCAAGAGCATTTTCAATATGTATAATCTTTACGCTACGATTGATAACACTCAGCCGAACAAGATTAACTTAATCCATAGAGATGCTTTCTACGATGCCGGTGCTGAGGTAGATTGGACATATAAACTAGCTAAAGACCAAGAGCAGAATCTATCTTTTTTACCTGAACTAACAAGCAAGAAAATAATACTTACTTATGCAGGGGATAAGGATAACCCCAACGCTACTTATACCAATGCGACAAGTAATATCTATGGACAAGCGGAGGTCATCTTTGACAATGAATATGTTAAGGATGTAAGCACGAAAGAATTATTATTTTCGCCTACACCTGTGATTAAAACAGTCTTTGGTGCTTTCGTTCCAATGATAGCAGGAGCTGCACCTAATACGAATCTAAGAATATTATACGACAAAACACTTGCAGGTGTTCCACTTGCTACCTGTGGACAATTCTATATTTACGATTATGGTAGTATAGGACAAATCAATCTTACAAGCTATCCTTTAGTTGGTCACTTTGATGACCCATTGACCCCGACCTTTGACATTAACTACGCTATATGTGATTTTTACTATTATCAACCTTCTAGTCTAACAGATAACAATCTATATAATAGATATTGGAGGCGTACAATGGGGCAGATAAACAATGGCAAGATGTTAACTGCTATGTTCAACTTGAAAGAGCCGGATATCCAAGCAATGAAGTTGAATGATAAGATTAGAATAGATAACTCTTGGTGGAATATCAATAAGGTAATTGACTACGATGCCAACGCTAACAAGCTTACAAGAGTAGAATTAATAAGCATAGATAACGAGATTAACTTTTCACCATTTATGGGGCCAAGTGGGCCTATAATTCCAACACCTCCTGCAGCTATTGGGCCTATGCAAATCTTAGCGATGAGCAATATTAACACTACTAAAATGCTTACGTCTAATGTCTTTGGCAATCAAGCCAATGCTATGGTAATGGGGAGGGGTAACGTGATAGTAGGAGGCACTAAGTCAGTAGTCGTAGGGAATGATTATATAGTAAGTGAAAACACTTTAGCAGGTGACAACATAAGAGCCACGACTTTCAACGGAGTACCTACCGGCATTACTCCATTATTATACAGTGCCACCTTAACTCAAGTAGGAATAGGTGACCCAATCGCTGAGGTGTTAAATGATAGCTTAGGAGGTATTACTTGGACACGAGGAGCAGTAGGAGCGTATAAAGGATATTTAGATGGATACAATATAGGGGATATAATAGTGCCTAAGATAACTGTGCTAATCAATAATGTCTTTTACGATGGAATAGTATCAGTTAGCTACATAGGTGCAGGAAATTATATAGAAATATTTACTTCCCAAATAGGTACAGGATACATAGATGGATATTTATTAAATACAACAATCGAAATTAAATACTACGGATAAATGAATGAAGTTGAAATTCCTATAAGAGTCTCCGGACTAGGTGCGATAAAAGCGGAACTAAGAGAATTAAAAGGTGAGATTGCTAACGCTACTGACCCTGCGGAAATTGCTCGTTTGTCAATGGCGGCCGGTGAGCTAAAGGATAAAATCTCAGATGCTAATGAGGCAGTGAATGTATTTGCTACAGGCTCAAAATTCGAACAGGTAAGCAATGGATTTAGTGGAATAAAAGATAGTATAATGTCTTTAGATTTCGAAGAGGCTGCTACTAAAGCTAAGACCTTTGCAACTACATTATCAACTGTAAACCCTGCATCTATTTTGACAGGTATGGGTAGCTTTGTAAAGATGCTAGGTACATTAGGTACAGCCTTTGTAAAGTTAGGTGTTCAAATACTTATGAATCCTTTATTTTTGATAACAGCAGCAGTGGTAGCTATTGTGGCTGCTGTTGGTTTTTTCTTAAATAAAATAGGAGTTTTACAAGTAGCTTTAGATTATTTAATGATGCCTATTAATGCCGCTATAGATGGGCTAAAGATGTTAGGTGATTTCTTAGGTGTTACTAATTATGCAGGAGAAGAGGCGGCTGCTAAATCTAAACAACAATCAGATGCGGCCATAAATCAAATAAATAGTCAAGAGGCGGCAAGAGATAAAGCACAGAAAGCACAAGCCAAAATAGTCTCAGATGCGGATGATGCAATGGGTAGGCAAATCGCTTTATTAAAAGCACAAGGCAAAGATACTACTGAGCTTGAACGAACAAGGCTAAAGGCATCTATCGCACATCAACTTAGTTTATCCCAAGAAACATTTGCCGTACACGAATACTTAAGGGCTCAGCAAGATGCTACAATGGCAGAACTAAGACTGTCAGCCGAAAGGTCGGGTGATTGGACTGCTCATAATAAATTTGTAAAAGAATCTGACAAGGCAATTAACGATAATGCATTAAAAAACCAAGCCGCAAATAAAGCCTATAAAGACCAAGTCAATGCACTAGCAATATTTGAGCAGGAAATAATTAACGACAGGAAAAAAGCTAACGCAGATGCTAACAAAGAGAAAGTCAAAGGCAGTAAAGATACTAATAAAGCTGTCATAGACCACGAGGCCAATGCTTTAGAGATACAAAGAAAAACAAGAGCTCAAAATATATCTTTAATGAAAGAGGGCATAGACAAAGAGATTGCTATGCTCAATGATAAGTATTTAATTCAACGTGAGGACTTAGTAAAAAACACAAAGTATAACGCTAAAGAAAAAGCAAAACTACAGGCTTATTATGACACTCAAGAGACAATCGAAAAGGATGCTAAGCGAGAAGCTAATAGAATACTAGTAGAGAAAAAT